CACTACCAAGAACACCAGCCTTTTCAGCAAGAGTTGCTACTGTTGTAAAATTACCTTCAACATCAATAACTAAATCTGGACGACGATCTGTGTCAAACCAATCATCTGAAGAAGGATTAATTTTCACATCACCTAGGAAAGTAAATACTGCAAATGGATTAATGTTTTCTAAACGAGTAGCATAAGGCTGTTCAATAAGTTTTATATTAGAAACAACTGGAAGTGTAATAACATCACCATACAGTTTATAATTTGCAGCATTACGCTGTTCAACAGTAGAGTTTTTCTCTACTAAATTAATATTATTCATTGAATAGAATGGACGCAATTCAGCATTTTCCATATCAATAGAATTTAAATAATCTGGAGATGTAGTATCTCCAGTATTATGTCCAGAGAAGTTATCTACAATAAATCCTCTTTTAAAACGTGTGTCACCATCTGAATCTATAACTTCAAGTGATTCTGTTTGCTGTTCTAATAATGATAATGAAGTATAATATTCTAAGTTATCAATACGCTTTTCTAGTTTTCCAATATCACGCATCGTATAACGCTTGTTATCAAAACGAGTAACTACAACATTATCACTAGTCGTTCCAAATGTATAAGGCTCAAGATTTAAACTATACAAACTTAAACCAAGAGCAAGGTCTGCTGGTTCTCCTGGATTTAACGAAGAAACACTATCAATAGAAACAAATTTACCAGAAAGATCTAAAGCAATTTTAGATTTACGAGCGAGATAGTATGCAAAATCTGTGATAATATCGATACCACGTTTTGGAACTAATGATACGGATGCTCCAGTTGAAGAAAATTCAGTACCAGCATTATTAATTCTTGGGCGGAAATCGATACAATCTCTTAATGATAGTCCGTTAAAAGAAGGTATTAATTTATAATCTACAGTATTTGGATAAGAATCTCTGGTAAAATAATCTCCAGCAGTATGTGTAAAATGATCAAAAGTTACTGTAATTGGTGCTTCTGGAGGAGCATACGAATTTTTTAAATTAACTCTAGCAATATCGTAGTGAGTAGATCTTTGTCCAGAATCAAACTCATATCTATCTGTAATATCAATACTGTAAGTACCAGTTGGTGCAGCGAATGTTCCAGTTCTCATTTTAACAGAAACTAAACGATAACCATCAGCAACACCTAATGATAAAGAAGAATCTTGTGCTGTGGCTTGAGTTGTAAATAAAACATCAACAGAAGACTGTAGGAGTTTAGTTTTTTCAGTAGAAGTCGAACCAGTTTTATTAACAGCTGCAATAACTATTGCAGTGTTACCATTAAGAGCAGAATTTACTGGGATAGCTAAAGTGTTAGTTCCTGTGCCAGTAATAGTACCAGTTGGTAAAATTATCCCACCAGTAGTATTATTTAAAACAATATAGTTGTCTGTTTCAGCAGCTGAAGCAAAAACTCCAGAACCCAATCCAGGTGGATTTATAGAGCCACCACTAATTGTTGTTACATCTAATTGCTGATAAACAGTATAATTAGTATCATTCCCACCAGCACCAGGAACTCCGCCAGAGATACCACGTACATTTTTTATTGCATAATATGGTAAAGGATATACCAATGAAGTATTTTCTGGTTCATAAACTACAGTTGATACACGATCCATAGTAGAACCAGTGATAGTAATAGCAGTATCAACAGTTAATGAAGATTGGCTTGCAATTGCAGTAACACGACGTAATACACCACCAAAAGAAATTACATCATCAACGATAAAATCTGTTTGGAAAGAAGTTTGTGTACCAGTAATTGTTGCAGAATTTGCAGCAGTAGCACTACCGACGATACGACCGAGTATAGGATCAATGTTTGCAGAAAAAGAAAGTGCTGCAGTGCCACCACTTAAGAAAACCGATTTGACTTTACGATTAAAGTCAAATGTGCCATTCATTTTAACATCAAATAAACCTAGTTTATAAATTGAAGTTTGTGTACCAATAGTACCATTATGCCACTCTAATAATCTAACACGAGCAGTACCAATTGCAGTAGCACCTGAAGGAGCAACACCAACTGAAGATACTAATCTATCATATAGTGTAACTGTACCGAATGTGCTTATCGGTGGTAAACTATTAACATTAGTTACCAATACATAATTACCAACAGTGCTTGGAATGTAAGCATTTTCTACTTGTACTGCATCACGTGCTTTTGGAACAGTAACATAAGTGGTAGAAGGTTTTTCAACCAAATAACCTTGAATATATGCTCTTCCTGGTTCTAACCCAACAGCAAGTTTTGCTTCATTTGCTTCATGTGTAGCTTGAATGTCAGCATTCCCTGGAGAATTAATACCACGATTATAAAAAGGTTCACTGTCAAATTCCCATGAAACACCACTATTACTTGGACCATCATTAACTGTTCCAGCAGCGTGAATTGGTGGAGTAAGTGGATTAGGTGACGCTGACGTACCACTGTTTCTGGCTACATAAGTATTGCCTGCATTTGATACAACATCACCACTAAGATAGTATCTACCTGATACCCATTGTGAGCGATTATTATTTCTAAATTCACGCACATCAAGTTCAAAATTCTTAACTGTATAATTACCTGATTCATCATATGTGCGATCAGCTAAAGTTTTTTCTAAACCAGAATTTTCTGTTCTTTTAGTGTTACGTGTTGTTTGTCCAGATTTAACTCTAATTAATTCAATAAAATCAGTATCAGTAGTACTATCTTCTGTTAGCTTAGTTAATACAGAATCTATACTAAAACGATGCGCACCTGGGGCTGCATAGTTAAATGAGTTTTGTGCATTATCAAATAATGTTTCATCTTCTTCAGAAGTAATAATTTGCTCTGTACAAGTTAAACCAATACGGTATGTTGGTGTGTTTGTATATTTGTCAAGAACAAGTGTTTGTGGTTCTACCAGTACAAAGTGACCTTTAATATAATAAATACCCAGTTCAATTATTGCAAGTGAACCCTTGCCTGAAGGTGCACTTGCGGCAGCTTGGACAGTATAAGTTGCATCTACATCACTAATAATATCATTAACACCAAAAGTTTTCTCAGTTCCACTAGTGCCAGAATTTTTATAACGAACAAAAAGTGTTGCTGGATCTGCTCCAGAAGATTTTGCGTAGTGAATTACTTCAGCTTGTAGACCAGTTGCATTTACAATGGTTAAACCAACGAATTCTTCAACAACAGTATCGGCATTAACATTATTATATGTAGCTTGTAATTTAACGTAATCAACATCAACATCAACAGAAGAATTTCCAGGAACAACCATTGCCCCTTCTTTGTATACCCAGTCTCCAAAACGGGAAATTTGATTCTGCAGAATGGTTTGCATCTGCGTGAGTTCTCTTGCTTGAACTGCAAAGCCTGGACGATACAAAATTTTATAGAATTTTTTGCTTTCAGCAAAATCATCATAATATGGTTCGTTATTAAAATCTATAGGCATTTAAATTCTCTTTTAAAATTGTATAATTGTTCTTAGTGTAACCACTTCTTGTGAAGATGGTGTAAAGGCAGATTTATTATCAATAAACATCATCTGTCCAGAGTATTTATCTATACCAGGATTACCTACAGTATTAACTATAAACGTCTGAGGTGGACTATTACCGTTAAAAAAGGTATCATTAATTTGAGGAACATCATTATCTAATGATAACAATAATATCGCTGAAGATGTTGCTGTAACTACTCTATATTTTTTAACAATAACTTGTGTTATATCAGTAGCCCCAGATGTTACAGTTAAAGTTCTATTAACAAAAACTAAACTATCTTTTGGAAAGGAATTAACATTAATACTAGTTGCACAAATAAAACATGAAGAACCAAGTAAGTCGTTAAAATAATTTGTAGAATTATATGCAGTTGGATTTTTAATGATGCCCAATTGACGATAGTCGTTATTAATCTGTAAACCTTGATTTAAGTCAACAGAAACATTGCCGTAAAACATTAGCTTTCTTGCATACAATTCATCTGGAGAATTTTTACCATGTCCATTTTTTGGTGATGGTATAGCTCTTGCCGTTGCTGCAGATCCATTACCTACAATAGTAACATTTGCATAGCTATAATTAGTACCTTTATTAGTAATATTAATTTTAGATATACTTCCATTGACAGAGTTGATAGTTGCTGTTGCTCTTGCACCAGTTCCATCTCCTTCTATACGAACATTTGCAGTAGAATATCCGTAACCATTACTAATAATTTTTATTGCTTCAATAGTTCCAGGTGTAGTTAACATCTCACTATTTGCTTGTAAAGAATCTATATTACCAACAGATAAATCTGCTATTAATTCG